TGAAGGTATATGGCGACGTGGCTGGAACAGAGATAACAGTGAGTGAGGTTGAAGATTGGTGAAGAAGAGCGCGCAAAGAGCTATCCAAGAGAAGAAGTTGATGCTTGACCGACACCTAGACGAAGAACCGGCCCCGGTTGCAGAGATATGTGATTGGTGCGATGAGTGGTTTCTGTCGACTAACGCTCGGTTGTCCAAGAAAAACAAGGATGTTGTGTTTTGTGACGACGAGTGTTGTGCAGAATACGAAAAGAAGAGGGAAGATGACACCAGCAGTTAGAGCGACAAGCCCAGTAGTCGTGAGGCTTCCGAAGCTTCTAGTCGCGATAGATAATCCCGGAAGAAGCATGACATTCATCCAGGCTATAGTCCGTGAGAGGAGTGGGTTGGTCCAATCTAAGGATATGGCCCACGAATGTGGATTGACTATTCATAATAGTTCAGCACTCCAGGACCTGTCAGACGAGATAGCAGTCTTATCCAAGCTGATTTTTCGTATGGTTGGTAGGGGTTAAGATGCAAATTATAATTGCATTCCTGGATGGCCGGAGAAAGAGATGAATGACACGTGGCGATCCATAATATTTTTCTTGTCAGGTTTCATGGCTAGCAGCGTTGCAATGTTTGAGTTTGTGAAATGGATATTGAAAAGGAGAGCCGGAAAATAAACTGATGCTGGTTGTAAGAATCGAACTCACGACCTGCTGATTACAAATCAGCTGCTCTACCAATTGAGCTAAACCAGCAAACGACCACGATCGGAGTCATTCCTATTCATGGCAGCTCGTAGACTTTAACCGATGTAGACGTATTTCGCCTAACAACATTGTGTTTAGGTATGATATGTGATATCAATATGTTGAATAAGGTAGAAGAGCAGGAGTCATGCTATGAGTAAATATGTTGAAGAGCGCATCAAGAAGCTAGAGGAGCGGTTAGCGGAGCTGGAAAAAAGCAAGCTTCCTCATAGCGCGCCCTATCGGACACAGCAGTATGATGCACCTAGAATGCCTGATCATACGTTGGATATTTGGGGAAGAGACAGAGAGTTTGTGTGTTGTGACAGGTAATAAAGGAAAAAAACAATGGATAGAGCTTTAGTAGAAGCGACTGGTGGCAAACTGTGCCCCGGACACATTTTTCAGATAGAGCCGGAACATGATGATGTGTTTGGTGGCTGCCTGCTTATAGCTACAGAGATCCATAAATGGGGCGTATGCGGATATTTTGATATCCCTGGCCACGGCCAAGCATTCTATCGCTGTGACTACGAGTATATGGAGCTCGTCGGATACGCGATCTGGCATGCCACCGAGGATGAAGAAGACACTGCTAAAGAGTAAGTCGTCTGAGAAGATGGATAGGAAAAAGATGACCTCTAGAATGGGATCGACGCTAAGGAGCCGGAGAATATGAAATTTGTAGTATCATTCCACTACATGGACGGTAAAGACTTTGAGATAGAGGTCCTGCCGGAAGACATGGAGAAGTTTATCGAGTCTGTTGGAAAGCAAGAGGTCTATTTCAACGAGAGTAAAGGTGTAGGAATCTGGATTCCGATTGAAAAGGTAAGATACTTCCATGTAGAGCGGGTTGATGAGGACGGCAACAGAGTGTTAGCCGCGACATCAGATCTAACTAAGGAACCTGAAGATGACCAAAGTGAAGACTGTGTTTGACCCTATACCTGCTATTGAGGCGCTACGTGATAAGATTGATCGCGTTGAGCAGAGGGTGCTGGAGCTAGAGAGGTCTTTGGATGGAGAGCCGGAAATAGAAGTCGGCAACCCATGGTTTACAGGGAAGGTCTCTGATATTCCGGATTACATAGAACGTGTTCCTTCTCCAAAGTATCTCGAACCAAAAGAGGAAGATGAATGAGTATTGAGTGCATGGAATTTAAGTCCCATCCGAGCGGGGCATTGCTGGGATTCGCCAACTATCGACTTCCTAAGATGGGAATCGAACTGTTTGGCTGCGGAGTCTTTAGCAAGAATGGTCGCCGATGGGTATCCACTCCCAGCAGGGAGTATCAGGACCCGGAGAGCGGGGAAAAGAAATACATAGCTATTATGCGCTTTTCTGAGAAGTCGCATCAGGAGGCGTTCTCCAAATCAGCACTTGAAGCCATGGATGCATGGTGTGCTAAGGAAGCTGGTCCTTCAGCGGCAGATGAGCCAACGACTCCGCATGAGGCATTGCCTTTCTAATGGCTAGAGCATCAAGCGGAAAGGCTAAGTTGGACGGTATGCGACGGAAGGCTAAGGGTGAGAATCCTGATTGGCTGTATCCACGGAAGGATGGTAACCGGCTCAAGTCCGAGTTGAAAGGCGGAACTCGTAAACCTCCAGGTCAGTCACAAAAGAAGAGGTGAGGAGATGAATTATCCTGACAATTGTCCTCATTGTGATGCTATTCTCGACAATGGCGACATCAAGCAGAAATTCATTGATATGGGAAATGATGAGGCTGAGGCGGAAAGGATAGCCGGTTATCACGGGTGGACACAGAAAGAACCTTTGAGGTTTTCAAGGATAGTGCATGTCAAATGGCAGCAGGGTGAAGGGACTAGCTATTACCGATGCCCTGACTGTGAGGAACGGATAGATGTATGAAAGATACACCACTCACGCGGCGGTATATCTTGCTAACAACCCAAATGAGATATAGATGATCCAGTGGACCCTCAGAAAGGTATCTTTACAGGAGCTTAAAGCTTATGAAAAGAACCCCCGTATCCTCATGGAGAGGAAAGCACAACTACTGTCCGACTCACTTGATAAGTTCGGACTGGTCGAGAAGCCGGTTGTTAACACCGATTTTACCATCATCAGCGGTCACCAAAGAATCGAGGTTATGGCTCTCAAGGGCGCAACGGAGCTCGAAGTATGGTACCCAGATAGGACTCTTGCAGAGAAGGATTTTGAGGAGCTCAACATCACTCTCAATCTGGTTAATGGCGATTGGGATCATGACATATTGGCTAATAGCTGGGAGGTCGGTGATCTTCTGAGATGGGGCTTTGAGGAAGATGAGCTTGGTCTTGGGAAGCCTGAGAAGAAGGCTCGTGTGGTCAAGCCGGTCATCTCTCTAGAATTTAGCGACAGCGATACGATGCTTAAATACCTTGAGAAGTGTGAGGAGATAGCGTCCGAGTCATGTGCTAAGTTGAAGGTGAAAGGTTAGTATGAATGAATGCGGTTTAGCTATAGGCGTCTGTTTGGCTTTATCATTAGTACCTGTATTTGTATTAGCATGGATTCTGTCTGAGGAAGTAAAGTGATAGATAAAAATGACAATTCTGATGAAGAAGTGGTCGATAAAAATGACACTATCCCAAAATGGGAGCGGCTCACTGATGAATTTGTTGAATCTAACAAGGATACGGTATTCAAGATGGCTCAGGTGGGGTGCACCGATAAGGAGCAAGCCCACATCCTAAGCATCTCAGAGACTAACCTTCGAGGCAAGTTCAGGAAGCAGATAGACGAGGGCCGTTCTCAGCTCCGTCGGTCACTCCGTAGAGCTCAGCTGGACGCAGCGATAAACGGTAAGAATCCCACCATGCTTATCTGGCTAGGTAAGAACTATCTCGGACAGAGAGAGCCTAAGGCACAGATGGAGCACTCTGGCGGCATAACCGTAGAGAAGGTTATTTTCAAAGCAACCGAGAAAGACACCTAAGGTTTTCCCATCAAAAAGATAAGACTCCCCGACCTAGTTCCCCGGGCGTATCAGCTGCCTTTCTTCCAAGCTATGGATTCTGGCATAAAACGAGCTGTGCTGGTGTGGCATAGGCGGTGCATAGCACGCGGAACCTCCATTGTCATGGCAGATGGTAGCCATAGAAATATAGAGGACATCAAGGCAGGAGATAAAATCTTATCTCATGACGGCACAAATGTAGTTGAAGATGAGGTAACGGGGGCCTGGTGCACCGGTATCAAAGATACGGTTAAATCGCAGTCTTCTGGACAGCTTCCGATATGGACGACTCCAGATCATCGTTTTGCATCAACGTTTGAGGGATGCACGAAAAAGATTACATGGAACCCAGTCGAAGATATTCCTTCGGAACATATGGTATTTCTCTACAAAGGATCCAGTTCATGCCATAGAGCACACCTGAAAACCGAAAAAGCAGAAAAACGAGAAACGTTTGACATTGAGGTAAAAAACAACAGTAACTTTTTTGCAAATGGCTATCTGGTACATAATAGCGGGAAGGAGATCACATGCTGGAATTATATGATCCGGGAGTCCTGCTGTGGTCGGGTAGGTACATACTGTTACTTCTTCCCTACCTCTCGCCTTGGCCGCCGAATCCTATGGGATGGTGCAAACAAGGATGGGAAACGGTTCATCGATTATATTCCAAGAGAACTCATCAAGGGCCAGCCAAATAGCGTTGAGATGAAGATAGAGCTCACGAACGGCTCTGTCATACAGATAATGGGAACCGAACAAATTATCAACGTCGGAATCAACCCTATCGGTAGCGTTTTCTCCGAATATTCTCTGCAGGATCCGAAGAGCTGGAACTTCATTCGTCCGATTCTAAGGGAGAACGAGGGGTGGTCTGTTTTTAATTTCTGTGTATCCAAGGGAACGCTTGTGATTACAGAAGACGGATTGAAGCCTATCGATTCGGTAGTCAAAAGCCGAAACGAATTCACGGATTTCTCTGGTAATATTTATGGCCTCGGCGGGTTTCACAGAGCTGAGCAGTTCTACTCGGGCGGTGTGAAAAGAGTCCTTAAGATCACGACGAAAAAGGGATTCAGCCTAAAATGCACTCCAAATCATCCGGTATGGGATGGGGAGAAATGGATTAAGGCGGAAGACTGGAAGGTCGGGATGGATATGCCTATCCAACTTGACCAGCAGGTATTTTCGACGGCTCCACTTGATATTTCGAGCTGGGAAAGGCCGAGTCCTAGAAGCAACCAGGGAAACTGGAAAAGTATAGGCGACGAATTTCTAACAATAGATTTCTTCTATTTGATGGGCCTTTATCTGGCAGAAGGTTGCTCTCAGGGGCCAGTCGTTGGGCGTGGAGCGTCGATAACGATTACAAATACCGATGAGGAAATTATTAATTTTCTTCACACAATGAATTTCAGGACGGGAAAGGATAAAATCCACCATAGGAGTGCGGGTACGGAATTGCAGAGCTTCTTTATGTGGTTTGGTCTTGGTGGCACGGCAAGGACTAAAAGACTACCTGCTCGTCTGTTTCAATGTCGAAAGGATGAAATCGTTGCATTTCTTCAGGGGTATTTTGATGGCGACGGCACAGCATCATTAAAAACCAATGGACAGGTGAAGGTCACAAGTGTTTCGCAAGAACTCTTGTCGTCTCTTCAAGTCCTTCTCCTGAACTTCGGAATTGTCTGCAGAAAATCAAGAGCTGTTGTTCGTCCTACGAAAAGGGTGAAGGTTGAAAGCATAATTTATAACTTAGAGGCAGAGGGTCACTTTGCAGTCAGGTTTTTTGATAGGATAGGATTTCGTCTGCAGCGTAAGCAGTCAAAGAGAGACCTTATTGTCGAAAAGGTTGTGTCTGGCAGAGGAGACTTTGTACCGACTGACCCAGAAAAGTTAGGGCCGTATCCCAAAGCCATCCTTATAAATCCATCGAAGATTGGATACAGGAAGTTGTCACAGCTGAATTCCTTAAGGAAAAACCCATATATCGAGAAGATTTTCGAGGATGGTTTCTATTGGGATTCCGTTGCGTCGATCGAAGAAGGTGAGGAAGAGGTGTTCGACTTTGTCATTCCTGACACCCATTCCTTCTTCTCTAATGGGTTTGTTTCGCATAATACGCCAAGGGGCCGGAATCATGCGTATGATATGTATCTCATGGCTAAGGACAATCCAGACTGGTTCTGTGAGAAGCTGACCATCGAGGATACAGGTGTCCTTACTCTAGAAGATATGGATATCGAACGAGCTGAGGGAATGAGTGAGAACCTCATCCAGCAGGAATACTACGTTAACTTTGAGCAAGGAATCGAAGGATCTTTTTATGCAAAATACCTCACCCAAGCCGAAAAAGACGGACGGGTCACGTCTGTGGCTTATGATCCTTATACACCAGTCGATACTTATTGGGATCTTGGTGTATCGGATAGCACTACCATAATCTTTGCCCAGAATATAGGTCAGGAGATCCATATCATCGACACCTACTCCAACGAGGGAGAAGGCTTAGATCACTATGCGAGACTAGTGGAAAGCAAAGCAAAAGAGGGCATATGGCAATACGGTACACATTATGCCCCCCACGATATTCAGGTAAGAGAGCTTGGTCACGGAGCCAGAACGCGCCTACAGATGGCGAAGGATTTAGGGCTCAACTTCGAGATTGTTCCTAACCTATCTGTCCAGGAAGGGATAGAGATGGTTAGAGCCATGTGGCATAGAATTTGGATCGACCAACAGAAGAACAAATATTTCCTAAAATGTGTTGAAAATTATCACCGTGTGTATAATGAAAGATTGAATGTGTTCTCCGACAAGCCATGCCACGACTTTTCATCTCATTATTGCTTTGTTAAGAATACTTTAGTATTAACGCCGTCCGGATTAAGTCCTATTCAGGATCTATCTATAGGAGATACGGTGATTACCCCTACCGGGGAAAGATCGATTGTAAACACGTTTTCCAAACTTTCATACGACTTATTAGAAGTTCGAACTCAAGATTCTTCAGTTACGTGCACCCCAGAGCATGAGTTTTTCTCGGAAAGAGGGCTTGTTTCAGCGGATGCAGTGAGATATAATACACTCCTTTATTCGATAGGAGATGATGT